GTCCAGCAACCGCATCCTGTACTACACGTTCCAGGGCGACTCGGTGCTGTTCTTTCCGGTGCAGACGGACGGCACGGTCGTCACGGCGCAGTATTACCGGCGCTTCCCGGACATCTCGACGGGGCTGAACGCGTTCTTCGTGCGCCACGCCGACGTGTTCCTGTACGCGGCGCTGGCGGAGTCCGGGCCGTTCCTCGGCGAGACGACGCGCACGCCTGTCTGGGAGGACAAGTACAAGACCCTCGTGCAGGCGGCGAACGAGAACGAGCGTCGGCGCTATACCCGCGGCTCGAAGCTCCAGACGAGGGTGGCGTGAAGCTGCCGTTCCTCGGCCAGGCCTATCAGTCTCGCAGCCCCGTGCTCGCGAGCCAGACGGCCATCAACATCTTTCCAGAGACGACCGAGGGGCAGACGGACGAGGTCGGCGCGTTCTACGGCACGCCAGGGATTACCGCGAAGTTCACGGGCTCTGGCGAGGTCAGGGGCCTGCACTCGGCAGGTGGATATCTCTGGGCCGTCATCGGCTCGACCGTATGGCGGCTCGACAACTCGTTCACGTCCACGAATATGGGAACGCTCCCGAACTCGTCGGGCCGCGTGTCGATGATCCACAACGAGACCCAGCTCGCCATTGCCCACGATGCCGGATGGCATTGGATCGCGTTCACGGGCTCGTCCATCGCAGCAGTGACGAACGCGCCTGTCAGCACATCACCGCTCGCGACACAAGACCAGTACGTGCTGTTCGTCGCCGAGAGCGGCGGACAGTTCGGGATCACGTCGAACGCGGATCTATCGACCATCGACCCCTTGGACATTGCCGACGCCGAGGGCGACCCGGACGACCTGGTGGCTATCGCCTCGACGCACCGAGAGGCGTGGCTCTTCGGCACCGATACCACGGAGATCTGGGACGATACCGGAGCGGCGCTCTTTCCTTTCGAGCGCAACTCAGGCGTCTTTATCGACGCCGGCTGTGCGGCCAAGTTCTCGGTCGCCAAGGGCCAGAACACGGTCTTCTGGCTCGCTCGGGACCGCACCGGGCAGGGCATGGTCGTGATGGCGAACGGCTACTCGCCGGTCCGCATCTCGACGCACCCGATAGAGCACGCGATGAACACGTACTCGACCATCGCCGACGCGATCGGCTGGTGCTACCACGAGGAAGGGCACATTTTCTACGTGCTCACGTTCCCCACCGGCGATGCGACGTGGGTCTACGACACGGCGACGAAGGGCTGGCACCAGAGGGCGTGGCTCGACAGCAATGGCGTCCTGCACCGGCACCGCGGCAACTGCTACGCGACCCACAATGGGCTGCATTACCTCGGCGACTGGCAGAACGGCAAAGTCTACCAAATGTCGCTTGACACCTACACGGACGACGGGGCCGTCATCTACCGGGAGCGCGCGTTTGACATCCCCGACAGCGAGCAGAAGCGCGTTCGCATCGACAAGTTCGAGGTCTACGCGACCATCGGCGATGGCGCGACGCCTCTGGATGGGTCGATGGTGAAACTCTGGCTGCAGGTCAGCCGCGACGCGGGCCGTAACTTCGGCTATCAGCGGATCATCAATACGGGGGCCATAGGGGCAACGAAAGCCCGTGCGCGCTGGAGGCGGCTGGGCAACGGCCGCGACATCGTGCTTCGGGTAGCGACCACGATGCAGAATCGCGTGCACTGGGTGTCGGCGTTCATGGACGCGGAGGCATTGGAGCAGTGACCAATACGCTGCCGCGCATTGACTCGCATGTGACCGCGGCTGACGGCCGGATGACCCGTGAGTGGTACAAATCGCTGACGGCGACGAACGACACCGTGAACGGCATCGTGAGCGGCCAGACGATCTATCCGGACACGGGCGCCGTCAACGCGATGGTCATCAAGAGCGGCATTACGAAGCTAATACGCACGACGACCCGCTACATCGCGCCGGGGCATACCAACACTTCTACCGCTGTCACTCTCAACGATTCAGGGCTCGGCGCATTCCCGGTCAAGTTCCCGGATGGCTCATTGCCGGCCATAGGCCAGATCGTCGCGGGCGTCACGCTGCAGGTCATCTATGACGGCGTGTTCTGGGAGATCCAGAACATCCAGACGGCAAACCAGTCGATTCCAGGCAACCTCGCCATTGGCGGCACGCTGCAGGTCACCGGATCCTCGACGCTCGCGACCGCGAACCTGTCGGGCGGCTCAGGCTCGCTCACGATCGGCGGCGCGATCACGCGCTTTGAGTCCTCTGAGCAGGCTATCCAGAACGTCAGCAGCCTCATTACTGTCGCCCACGGCGGCCCCAGGGTTCCTGATCTCTACTGGTGGGTGCTCAGGGCCAAGAGCGCCGTGCATGGCTTCGCGGTCGGCGATGAGGTGATGATCGGGACGATGGATGTCGGGGACACGAACCGCGCCTATCACTGGTACGCGAACGCGACCAACGTCTGCTTCCAGTTCATCACCCCCGGGGGTTACCCGGACCTCAGGGACTCGAGCTATTCAATCTTCCAGTGTGCGGTGACGGACTGGGTCTACGTCGCGAGGGCCATATGGCTCTAACCGTCAGCCACGATGCAGATTTTCTGAACCGAGTGGTCAACCATCCCTCGGTCAAGCCCTACGTGTCGCTCGGGTTCAAGGGCGATATGGACCTGTCGGCAATCGTCGCGGATCCCGCGAATGTGTTCCTCGCCAACGAGTGGGGCGGCTTCCTGCTCGTCGCACGTCCCGGCTACGTCTACGAACTGCATACCCAGTTCCTGCCGGAGGGCCGCGGGAAGCCTGCCTATGAGGCTGGGCGCGAGGGCTGCGCCTACATGTTCACGCGGACCGACTGCCTTCGGATCGACACCTACATCCAGCACGGACACAGGGCGACGGAGCGCTATGCCCGCGCGGTGGGATTCAAGCACTGGGGGAGCGCCGAAATCCACGGCCATCCGTGCTATTACTATGTCCTGACGCTCAAAGAGTGGGCGCGAGGGTTGAATTTATGCCAGCAGCAGCACTCCCTGCAATCATAGGCGGCGGAGCCGCGCTCGGTAGCGCGCTCATCGGCAGCAATGCCTCGTCCGATGCGTCGAGCGCCCAGATCAATGCCTCGAACAACGCGACGAACGCGCAGCTGCAGATGTACAACCAGACGCGGGCCGACCAGGCCCCGTGGCGTCTGTCTGGCAGCCAGGCGCTATCGGCGCTCGATGCGTGGTACGGCCTTCCGGGGTTCAGCTCAGGCAGTGGTGGCGGGAATCTCGCTGGCCTCCCGATCTCCTCGAGCGGCAACACGACCGGAGGCGGGATTTCGGGCTTCCTGAACGGCTCGGTCCTCGGCATGCTGAACGGCTCCCTTCCGGTCACCGCCGGGACGCTACTCGACCCGCAGCAGGTCTTTGACAAGCCGAGCCGCAACTACACGACGCCGAACATCGCCGCGCAAGGTGGGGCAGTCGCGAATCCCGGCCAGATGACGCCTACCCAGCAGCAGGCGTACATGATGCAGACCATCCAGAACCAGCCGGGCTACCAGTTCCAGCTCGGGCAGGGCCAGCAGGCGGTACAGCGCAACCTCGCCGCGAGCGGGCTACTGAACTCGGGCGCTGCCCAGAAGGCGCTGACGCAGTACGGGCAGGGCTACGCCTCGAATGCGGTGGAGAACTACCTGAACGGCCTACGGTCCATGGCGGGCCTCGGCCAGACCGCCACGCAGGCGACGAGCCAGGTCGGCATGAATACCGCCAACCAGGTCGGCAGTAACGCGATCTACGCGGGCAATGCCGCCGCGGCCGGCTACGCCAATCAGGCGAACTCGATCAATGCCGGCCTCGGTGGGCTTACGAATGCGTGGCAGAGCTACTACCAGAACCAGAAACCACCGTGGAGCGTCGATCCTTCGGTGCTGAACTACCAGCCGAACATCGCCTATCCAGACGTCAACGTGGGGCCGTAACATGGCCGACTTCGTCTATCCGCAGATCAATCCGATGGCGTTCTATCAGGGCGCCGAGGGGATGCAGCAGATGCGTCTCGCGCCGCTGCTGTATCAGCAGGCGCAGCAGCAGACGCAGGCTGGAGCGCTAAATCTCGACCAGATCCGTCTAGCTATGCAGTTACAGCGGATGCGGATGGGTGCGGCGCAGGACTATCTCAACTCGACTGGAGCGCCAACAGTCGGACCTGCCGGCGCGAGCGTTCAGCAACCATTGACGGCTGGTCCGGGCGGCGCGCAGAACCTAGGCGGGAACTCCGGCGGCATTAGCAACGGCCCTCAGGGTTCTGTGGGGACGCCGCAGACTGGCTCGCCGCTCGACCCGCTTCTGGACATGAATCGGGTGGCGCAGACGGCTAGGTTCGGGCAGTTCAACGCGATTCTCAGTGGCGGCGACCCGAACAAGCCGGTCGCCGATGCACTGAAGCTGCAGGAGGACGCGCGCAGGGACAGAATGGAGCGCGCGAAATATGCTGCGGCTCCGGCGCTTGAACAGGTCCAGAACATCGTCACGAGCGATGATCCGGGCGCGCTGCTCGTCAATAATCGCGACTACGCGAAGATCTACGATCAGTACGCCCAGCGCGTAGGTGGCGTGCCGCGTGATTACAGCAATCCTGACAAGATCAGGAAAGCCGCGCAGATGTTCGGCAATGACGTGCGCGCGACCTACGGAGAGGCGCCGCAGCCTATGCCGTTCCAGTGGAGGCAGGTAGGCGTTGGACAAGGCGGGACGGAACAGGTCAATCCAGTCACCAACGAGCACAAGCCGGGACTCCCGCGCGAAGCACCGAGCTACTCTCTGCAGCCGGGCGTTGACGCTAACGGGAACCCAATCGTCCAGCGCGTGCAGACTGGAGGGTGGTTCGGAGGCGGTGGTCCAAATGCTGGTGGCGCTACCGGCGGCCCGACCGCGCCGGTCAAAACGCCGTGGAAAGAGCCAACCGAGGCAGAGGTCAAGTCTGCGACGTTCGCCGGCAGCTATGGACAGGCCATCAAGACGCTACGTAGCGTAGAGGCTCAGGGCGTCACACTAAGTCCAGCACAGCGATCGGCCCTCATACAGGCTGCGGCGAGCGATGATGAAAACGCCCTGCATCTCTGGTATCAGCAGGAATACCTGAAGCACGGGTTCAACGATCAGCAGCAGGCTTACCTCGCTGCGGCGATGCCGGTTATCGGGGCGTTGAGCCATACGCAGTCCGGTGTCCGGCTCAGCCCGTCCGCGATCCGCGAAAACCTCGAGAGCGCGATCCCGGTGGACATGAAGAACCAGGCGGCCCTCAAGCAAATCGAGGCATTCAGGGACAACTGGTACAAGGGGATGCTGCTGGGCGGCGGTGCTGCAGTTACCAATCCATCCTCGCCGTTCTATCCGACGCTTGGGAAAGACTTGGAGGCCTTGCGCGGTGGGCCTAAGCATCCGGCAGGAATCCAGGCGCTTCTCGACAAGTACAAGGGCAAGACCTGATGGCCGATATGTCAGATGTCTACGCAGCCTTGCAGGCAGCTGATGCCGCTGGCGACACGGCGTCTGCACAGCAACTCGCTGATTACATCAGGTCAAATGGCACACAAGCGCCGGTTACCGCAGAATCACTCAAGATCAGCAATCCGGCTGAGTACGATCCGAACTCGCAGGCCTATCAGGCCCGGTACGGGGCGGGCGCCAATCCCTACTGGCAGAACGTCAGGTTCGGCATAGGCCAGACTGGCCATGGATTATTGCAGGGACTTGAGCAAACTGTCGGACTTGCATCGCGTAGCGATGTAGCTGCTTCGCGCGCCCTGGAGGCTCCGCTGCAGAATGCTCCTGGAGCCGGCGTCGGGCGTGTCATCGGCGGTGCTGGATTCCTGCTGCCTACGGCATTCATTCCGGGCGCGAATACGCTCGCAGGCGCGGCTGCTATCGGCGGTGGCATCGGAGCCGTCCAGCCGTCCACGAGCACGTCGGAGACGCTCAGGAACACGGGATTTGGTGCTGCAGCAGCGCCGGTAGGCATACTGGCTGGGCGCCTCATTGGTAGCGCCTACCAAGGTCTCAAGGGTATCGTTTCACCGTTCTTCAAGGGTGGTCAGGAAAACATTGCCGCCCGCACCCTCGTCAATGCGGCTGGCGGCACAGAGGAGGCTCAGGCAGCTGCGGCACGATTGGCGCAGCCGCCCTTGCAGGGCCTTCCGGGATATCAACCGACGACGGCTGAGGTCGCCAACAACGCTGGCCTTGCGCAGCTTGAGCGCACGCTCAGGAACAACCCGGATTACCTGACGCAAATGACCACTAGGTCGCAAGCCAATCGGGCTGCGATCGTCGGGGCTGTCCGCGGCGTGGGTGGGACGGACGCCGATATAGCGGCAGCGGAGGCAGCGAGGTCTGCGGCGTCTACCCCGCTTTACGAGGCGGCGCGAACCGCTTCCGCGCCGATGGATTCGGAACTTTCAGCTTTGTTGCAAAGACCGTCCATGCAAGAGGCACTGAAGCGGGCATCACGCCTTGCAGCAGAAAAGGGCGAGCCGCTTGGCATATCTGTTGCAGGCGAAGGCGGAGCGTCAGGAATTGATGTAGACCACCTGTTGAGACTGACGCAGATGGCGCCCGAGGATGCCGCCGCGGCAGTCAGTGGCACATCTCGTGTATCTGGCAGGGATCTTCAGTACCTGAAGATGTCCTTACAGGACATGACTAATAGTGGGTTCCAGCAAGGCATGGGGAGTCACGAAGTAGGGGCGCTTCGCGACACTCTGAATGCACTAAACACATGGACTACCAAGAATGTTCCTGAGCTTAGAACGGCTGATGCTGCGTTCCGTTCAGCCTCAGTGCCTGTCAATCAGCTAGAGGTCGGCCAGGCGCTGACGCAGAAGCTCGTCCCTGCCCTTGCGGAGTTCGGCGGGGAAGTTCCGGCGCGTCTCAATGCGAACTCATTTGCCTCGGCGCTACGGAACGGCGACCAGCTGGCGGCGAAGGTCACCGGATGGAAAGGCGCGACGCTTGAGGGAACGCTCGCGCCGGAGCAGATGGACACCTTGCGCTCTGCCGCTACGGCGCTCGCCAGCCGCGCCTCTGCGGATGATCTAGGACGCGCTGTTGGGTCCAACACCGCTCAGAACCTCATCAGCCAAAACATGCTGAGGCAGATGCTTGGGCCTCTGGGGTTGCCGCAGGGCTGGGCAGAGCGTGGGGCTGCCAGCACCATCGGCCAGACGCTCACACGGCCGTTCCAGTGGGCTGGTCAGGTGGGTGAGGGTAGGGTAATGGGCAGGCTGGCGCAGGCCGCCCTGGAGCCTCAGGATGCGGCTGCGCTATTGTTGCGCGGCAGTTCACAGCAGACGCCGAGTTGGCTGTTGCGTAATCAGGGGCTATTTGCGTGGCCGGCGCTAACTTATGCGACGCAGCAGTAGGCGCTTCAGTGGGCCGTCTTTCATCAAGCGCTGAACGCTTAACCTAGCCGGGATCAGGACACAGACCGAAAGGACCAGAAGGATGAACGGCCGCAGCAACAACGCTATCGCGAAGTCCGGCAAATGACCGCTCCCTACCTTCAGAGGCCGACTAAATGACCACCGCACTCCTGCCGGTCCCTATCTTCCGCGCTTTCGACAGCGCCGGCAATCCGCTCGCAGGCGGGAAACTGTACACGTATGTGGCAAATTCCCTGACCCCGCAGGCGACGTGGAGCGACTACGCGGGCTCAACGCCCAATACGAATCCGGTAATCCTGGACACGACCGGTAGCGCGACAGTCAGGCTCGATCCGACGCTCGCCTATAAGTTCGTGCTGAACGACGCGAACGATACGCTGCAGTGGAGCGAGGACTATTACTACGGGCAGAACCTGTTCCTGACCCAAGCCGCGATCGGAGCCGCGCTCTACCCCCAGACCTCCGCCGAGTCGGCGGCCGGCGTGACGCCGACGAACTATGCGTATCCGCCGGGGGACATCAGGCGGTATGGCGCACTGACCAGCGATGCGACTGGCGCGACCAATGCCGCGGCATTGCAGGCTGCGGTGAATGTTGCCAGCCAGGATGTCTATATCCCTGCGGGTAGCTGGAAGGTCAACGCTGCGGCGGTCTTTACCACGAATGCGCTGAGTCAGGGTCGCAGGATCTACGGCGATGCGCCGTTCCTGTCCAACATCCAGCTTTCCGGCGCTACGTCTGGATTGTCGTTCCCGACAGGCGTCACGAACGGCTATGGACTCGTGTTTGAGAACTTCTCGATTCAGGGCGACACCAGTACCCTGCACGGCATCGTCGGCGGTGCCAACACGACGATCTACGGCTGCACGTTCCGCAATCTCTACATCGGCACCGGGCAGCGAGCCATTTACTTCCCGAACCAGGGCGCGAGTTACGGTCCGCCGTTCAATCTGACCTTCGATAATGTCTCCGTCAACTCGATCAACAGCAACGGCATCGAGCTGCAGGGCGGCAACGATACGGTATTCATCAACTGTGCCGGCTACTCGTTCCCGTCCGGCTATGCGCCTTATCGCCTCTACGCAGGTGGCACGTTTATCGGCTGCAACGGCGACGATACCGCGAGCACCCGCATCCTGATTGCCGGCGCAGACTCCGCGAACTGGGCCAACGACTCGGGTCTCACCACGACGCAGTACATCGTAGTCTGCATCGCCTGCAACTTCGAGGCGTACACGGCAAACGCGGTCGAGTTGCATTACGACGGACAGGCGCTGTTCCAGCGTTGCGCGTTCCTGCCGGGAAGCAGCTACCAGACCAGCATCTACGCCTACAACTCGACGAAGGGCGTCACGCTCGATGGCTGCACGTTCTTCCCGAACAACGGCGCGCGGTGCTTCCCAGTATGGCAGGCGTCGCGTACCTACATCACGAATGCCGCTGTTATCAATGGCAGCAACGCCTATTTTTGCACGCAAGGTGGCGTTTCCGCCGGATCAGGCGGACCGACCGGAACTGGATCTGGTATAACCGACGGAACCTGCAAGTGGAACTATGCAGGCGCAGCGGCGACTCGGACCAAGAATGCAGACTTGTTCGCCGTTACGGCCGGCACCAATTTCAACGTCATCGGCGACATGTACCAAAACGGCCTGGGCGCACAGCCGCAGTGGGACTATAACGGTGGCGCGATCAGGGATTGCGCCAACCAGTGGGGCGGCTACGTCAGCGGCATCAACCAAGATGCGACGTTCCACACGTGGCTGCAGACGCTGCTCGGGTTCCAGGCTGGCCCGTTCGGTACTGCAATAACGAACAAGCTGAAGGGTACGCAGGCGATGGCAGGAACGACAGCCGCCGTGACGTTCCCCGGTAGCGCGAGCCTGCCTAGCACCAGCTACCAGGTGTCGCTGTGCGCCAATCTCACTGGCGGCCCGTTCTGGGTCACGAGCAAGACTGCGACCGGATTCACCATCAACGCCGGTTCATCTTTCACCGGTAACGTCGATTGGATCGTCGAACAATAGGAGTCCCCATGCTTACGACCATCCTCACTCACGCTATCGCGCTCGTCGTCGGCCTCGGTGGCGGGTGGCTCGGCCACAAGAAGCTCGGCGCGAAGGCTGATGCCGTCGTGCTTGACGTGCAGAAGACCGTCGCTGATGCGAAGAAATGAGCGATGAGGAAAAGATAGCCATGGACGTCGGTGACGCCTTGGCGACACACGGCGGCTGGTTCGCGGCACTGATCGCGGGCGGCTACGGCTGGATACTGAAGGCCGGGCTCGGCCGTGCCGGTCAGACGCTCGACCGCATCGAGGCGAAGCTGGACGACCACGGCCAGCGCCTCGCGCGGCTCGAGGGCAGGGCGGAGGCAGAGAAGGAATGAGCGACTTCGACGCCGCCATTGCCTTCGTGATCGCTCAGGAGGGCGGTTACGTCAACGACCCGCGCGACCCGGGCGGCGAGACGAAGTTCGGCATCAGCAAGCGCGCGTATCCCACGCTCGACATCGCGAACCTAACCGTGGACGACGCCAAGGCGATCTACAAGCGCGACTACTGGGATGCGCTAAACCTCGACAGCCGGCCGCAGGGCGAGGCGCTGGCGATCCTGGATACCGCCGTAAACTGCGGGATCGGGCGCGCCCAGACGTTCATCAAGGCCGCAGGCACGGGTTCGGAGTTCGTCGTGCATCTGCTCAGCGAGCGGCTGGTGGTCTATTCGAGTTTCAGCGCGTGGCCGACCTACGGCCACGGCTGGACGAACCGCATCATCCGGTGCGCCATGGCGGCTGCGAATGCCTGACGAACCCAAACCGAAGGCCAAGCCCAACGGCTTTCGCATCCCGAGGCTGACGCACCGAGCGA